GTATGCTGGTGTAAATCCGTTAGGATCATTTACATTAGCCATTTATATCACCTTTATTGTTAATATAAGTTCAAAATATAGTTCTAAAGTACTAGCCTTTAGAACCTCCGCTTCCAAAAGTAATCTTAGATGACCTAGACGGATTGTCTATAGGCATAATAGGATTACTCTCTCGCATAAGATTATTGTCCACTGCATCCATCTGATCGTTAGCAAGTCTGGCGTAATATCGCCTTCTTTCTTCGATCGTCTCGATTGGCATCTTAGCGAGGATTAAGCCACCAACTCCTATGACTCCAGCGTGTTTACCTTCATCAAGGGATGGTGCTTCAAAATCAGGATGGTCTTTAGCCATTACTGGCTCCCAACCTTCACGAATACGTTTAGACATATTCGCTTGATCTTGTTGCCCAACCATTGACTCACGTATCCATCTGTATACATAGCCCTCTGGTGGATTGGGTGCGTCTAATAAAGACGGTGGACTCCATGGTTTTCGTCGTGAAGTTTTTTCTCGACTTTCTGCAGATCTGGAGGTTCGATCTGTGTTAGTAGTTTCATTATTTTTATCTACCATTTTCTACTCCTTAACATGCTTAGCATATTCTTCTAGTGGCACACCTAATCTTTTTGCTATTGCTACTTGACTCGGTGTGAGTTGTACTTTTCTACGTGAACGTGTTCTTGCTGTTGTAGACCCTCTACTTGAACCAGCTACTACCTCGTTCACAGTGTTCTGTTGAGTTTTTCCTAATTTATGAGGAAAAGCCTCAGCCATTCTTTTATCCACTTCTGCGTAATAGCTATCAGAAGTTGGATCGTAACCCTCTTGTTCTACTAGTTGCCTATGAAAAGCAAAAGCACTAGTAGTCATAGCTACGTCAGAGCCGAACCATTCGTTCTGTTTAGCCCATTCCTGAGCTTTAGGATCTGCTTCTACTTGAGCTTGTTGTTGAGGTTGACTTCTAGATTGTATTTCTTTTTCAACATCAACAACAGGTTCTTGTACCTCTTCAGTATTTTTTGCTTTGACTCGATTAAGGCTTTCCTCTTCTACTGCTAATTTAGCAACATCTTTTTGAGCTTCGAGCATTGCGTCTGTATCGCCCATCTCGTATGCCTTTTTATATCGGTCTTGAGCAGACTGAAGTTCAGACCCAACTCTACCTTTATACTCATCATATAAGTTCTGATCAGTTTTTGAAAGTTTATTTTTTGTCTGATTAAGTTCACCCTGAACAGACTTAGCATAATCTATTGCTGCCTGTTCACGTCTTTCAGCTTCTCGAATCTTATAAGTAAGTTTAGCGATACGTTTTTTAACGCCTTCACTATAATCTTCAATCTCATCTGATTCTTTAGCTTCTTCTTTTTTAGGTTCTTCTTGAGGTTGTTCGTCTTCTACAACTTCACCCTCTTCATCACCTTCAGTTTCAGGAAGTTCAACTTCCGTCAACTCTTCTTCTTGTTGCAAGGCTTCATCTGCCATGTTTTGCTCCTGTTGTTGCGTGATTCATATTAGCCTGAAACTATATCCTCAGGATCAGTTATCACTGCTAATACATCATCATCGTTTAATAATCGCAAGTCGCCACCCTCAATTTTGATTCGTGCTCCTGCGTACCTGCCGAATATCACCCAGTCACCTTCTTGACACCATGCACCTCCAGGATATCTATCCTTATCAGCGTATGCGTCTGGACCAAGCGATACTACGTATCCTACATTAGTGGCTATACGTTCTTTTTCTAATGTTTCATTAGCTAAGTATAAACCACCTTTAGTTTTTTGCTTTCTGCTGAAAGGTAAAACCATTAGTCTGTAGCCTGTGGGGGTAGGGAGTTCTTCTTTTAAATTAGAATCTTTTTCAACATTATCAGGAGTAAATTTTAAATCTTCCTTAGTTTCAACTTTTTCTTCTTTAAAACGGTCAACCGAATTAGGTATCGGTTCGCCACCTTTGCCGAATGCGGCAACTTCTTTAGTCATCTTCTATATCCTTATGCAGGTCTCTAATTAAGAGTTCCGTAAACGACAGACCTGATATTTCGCCTACGATTTTTTGATAACTTTCAAAATCTTGCACTCCGCCATTAGCGAGTGTTTCTGTTAACTGCTCTTTTCTTTCTGCAATTAACTTCCTTAACTTATCGAACATCTATACTATTTCTTCTTTTTAGATTTTCTTCTAGATTTAGCACCAGAACACTTCCATCTTTTTCTTGATAAGTTATTAGGAGTGTTCGGATCATTTTGTTTTTTCTTTGATAACCTCTTTTTTATACCTAAACTTCTTGCACAATACGAGTCACCTTTAGATGTTCCTGGTCTTACTCTTCGACCACCGTCTTTGGCTTTACCTGCTTGACCGTAACTTACTCTTTTACCAGACTTAGTTACTTTTACTTTAGCCTTGCCTCTTCTTGGTGTTGCCATTGTGATCAGTATACCTAATTATGCTAATTTAGTAACCTTAGTTTTGTTAGCCACACCATTACCTTTACACATAACAGTATTAGAACCACCACCTTTGTTCATCATTTTAAAATCAACGCCAGATAATTTACCGTCTTTGTTTTTATCTAGTTTAGTTTGACCACCGTGTAGTTCACCACCGTGTGCTTTAGCAGTTCTTGCTGCTGCCTTAAAATCTGATGCTGAAGGTGCACCTTTAGCTCCTGGCTTACGCATTTTTCTGCCTTCTTTACGTTTTTTGTTTATATTGTAATACAAACCTTTTTTAGCAGTTCTGCCGTCTTTAGTCTTATGCGTTTTTATACCCATTACAGTTTACCGCTCCAACTTGCGTTGTGCTTTGTGCCTTGTGTAGCTTTACCTGTTCCTTGAGTTTTAACTTTACCCTGACCAAATACTTTTTTGAATAAAACATCTTTTACTCGTACTGGTTTTGATAAGTCAATTCTATTAGGACCTTTTACATTTACCTTTTTCATGGTTACTTCCTCTTTTTGGCTTTTCCGCCAGTTTTCATTTTCATTTGACCACCGCCACGTTTTTTAGCTCTGCCCTTAACTGACTCAGCGTCAATACGTCTACGGTTGGCATTACCAGCTACAAATGATGAACTAGCTTTACCTCTATTTTTTGCTCTTGGCATTTTATCTTCCTCTATTTTGGTTATCTGAGTTTCTTACATCTTTAAGTATCTCAGAGTATGATTTACGGATGCTCTCTTTTTCTTTCATAAGAGCTTCCTCCCTGTCTTGAGCTATTTTCATTTCTGCTATAGCTTCCGTTGATTCTATTTTAGCTAAATCTACTTGAGATTTTAAGGCATCAGACTGTGCTTTTTGCGCAATTTCCTCACGTTTTAATTCCACTATAGGATTCATTTGTGCGTTTTCTTGTGCTTGAGCCATAGCCTGAGCTTGACCAGTTACTACTTGAGTAGCTTGAGCTGCAAGTAGAGCTAATTCATTCATCACTTCTGGCGGTATTTCATTGCCAAGTTCTGGTAGCTGTTGCCCTAATACTTGTTCTATTTGTTGTTTATATAACATGGCTTGGTGCTCTTGTATGTTTGCACTAATAGCCATCTGTGCTGTTTGATTTTGAGCTACCATAGGATTCTGTAAGAAAGAACTATGCGCAGCAATATAAGCATCATGGTTCTGGAACTCAAACGCTTTAATAGGTTGTCCTGTCATGGATGCTTGTTGTTCGCTTATCGGGTCACGAGGTGGTATTTCTTGAACAGGCGGTAGTATACCGTCTATATCTTTTACCTCTAGTGCCTCGTACATACGTTTATAGGCTTCTCGTAAATCGTGTATTTGCGGTGCTGCCTGTGCCATTTGTAATTCTTGTTGAGCTAACATTACCCTTTGAGCCATACTAAATATGTTAGGATCGCTTACTGGTATAATATCAACTTTAGCATCAAAGTCTTGAGCTTTAATTTCTCTACTAGCTCCTGGAACATCATAAGGATAAACAGGGGGTAGGCTACGAGAAAAAATACCAGCTAATAACCTAAACTCTTTCTTCTGAGCAAAGTGTAAACGCTTATGAATAGCCGACATAACCTTAGTACCACGTTCTAACATAGCTACCGTAGTGCCTACAGGTAGTTGTTGACTACCTATATCGCCCACTTGCATGTCTGCTATGCTAGCAAAACGTCTACCTGAGTCAATTATGACTCCTAATAGCTGAGTTAGTACGTTACTAGGCTCTTTATAGGGTAAAGGCATCAGTGCATCACGGATTGTGCCTCCTGGAACGTCTACATCCCTAAATTCACCAGGACGTAACGGTTCGTCTTCCCCTTGTACCCTCATACCACGTGCTTTAAAGCCAGCAGGTAGGTTACTTAGCGTTCCAGCGTCAATTAACTGACGTAAAATTGATGTAGCTGACTTAGTAAGCCCACCAATCATGTGAATTAGCCCAAAACCGTAAAATCCAAGCCCTGGAAGGAACTTATAGTGTACAAAATACTCTTTTTTACGAAATAATTCGTCACCTTGCTCCCAATTACGTCGTATTGAGAGTATTTCATCGCTATCTTCTAAGATAGTAACGATATAAGGTACGGCAAAACCGTAATCATCTATGTCTGGAAGCTCTAAATTGACGTGTAACTCTAAAACTGAGTATTCATTATAGTCAGCTAGAGGTGGTTCTATGCCTTGAAGCTCATCAATCTTTTCTTTTGCTTCGTTATATTCTAAATCTACCCCTGCTTCACCTATTTGTACGTCTCGGTACGTACCATTCATTTGTAATTTTTTTAAATCGTTACCTGTCATACTGATAACGTGGGTAAAACGTGGGCTAGTTTCTAAATCTGTAGTTTCGTAAGCTACTACTAAGTCTTCAGCTTTAACTAATCTACTTGTCGCCCTACCTAAAAGGTTGTCGTAATAAACTTTTTTAAATGCACTACCAGCTAATGGTAAATAAAACAATAAACTATCCATTTCTGGGTCATACTCTTGCATGACTTCAGTAATTTGATAATTCATAAATTCTTTTACACGTTGACTTTGACTCATTGCCTCTGGACTTTCGTTGCCCATGACACGTGTTTTTACTGGACCACCACTTGGTAATAATTCTTTATAGGCTTGAGCTTGAAATTGTGTTACTGCTTCACTGAGTAAAGGGTGATGTACACCTGTAGCTCCAGGAAAAGGTTCTTCTCTTTCTTCAGTTTGTATACCTAGTAATTCTAAACCTTTAGTAAATACATCAAGCCAATCTTTACGTGATTCTTTATCTTGTTCAAAAGCATCAACTAGTTCGCTTGATAAAGTTTGTAAAGAAGATGAATCTAAAACTTCTGCTAGATTCACTTGGTGTTCGGTTACTACTATTTCTTCCTCTTCAAATAGAGGAACTAAGTTACCAGAAGGATCAACTTCAAAGGCAGTAGTTTGTTCTCCTTGAATATTCATTTCTTCAGGAAGCTCAACTTCTAACGTTTCTTGTACTGGATTTAATAGTTCTTCAGGTAAGCCACCTTCTTGGAGATTTTGTCTTTCTATTGCCATGCGTTAATAATAACTTATTTTTCGTTTAGGATATAGCTCTTCGTCTTCATAGTCACTGGGTAGTTTTACAAATCCACCTTGCCTAAAACGTAATAGTGCTTGAGTGGTTGAGTCTACTAAGTCATCATGATCACCAGCAGGAAACATCGCACATTCTTCTATAACGTCGTGTGCCCATTTAGTATCAGGTGCCCAAACCATTCCCGACTCAAACAAAGGTGCACTTGCGTTTACTCTAGCTACTTTATCATTGCCTTTGCTTGGAGTAAAGTTTTGTACAGGTATACCTATATTTCGTAATTCTTGTGTTAAGGGCATACCACTTGCTTTACCTTCTATAATAGTTACGTCTGGTTGCCATTCGTGATATTGTTCTAGGGCTATAGCTTTTAGTTCAGGAAAACTGTACCTACCTTTTATAGCGTCTAATAAAATAATATGTGGAGCTGTACCGTCATAGTAATTTTCACCTAGACTACCTTCTGGGTAAAATACTCCCCAAGTAGTAATAGCTGAATAGTCTGCCATTTCACGTTTTAAAAATGCAGTATCGTAACTTTGTATTAAATATTCGCAACGTGGTGGTTTTTCATTAGTCCACTCTTGCCACCACTCACGTTTTATTAAAGCACCTTCTTCTGAACTAGGGTTCTGCATATATTGGGCGTGCCATTTAGGACCACCCCTTAACGTAGCTTGTACACTTTCTAGTTCTTCTTTTGACCAGTACTCTGGCCATAGTGGGTCACCACTAGGCAATATAGCAGGAAGCTCAATAAGTTCCCATTGATCTGCTTTAGGATCACGAGCCATATCTTTTAAAAGTCTACCTGTTAAATCGTTAACGTTCCAACGTGTCATGACTATGACAATGGCACCTCCTGGCTGTAACCTTTGCCTTGGACCAGAAGTGTACCACTCGTACGTATCTTCCATAGACTTAGGGTTTAATGCGTCTTGTTCTGAGTGAGGGTCATCAATAATAAATAAGTCCGCACCACGTCCCGCTAACGCACCACCTACACCAGCAGCATAGTACTCGCCCTTTCGTTTTGGGTCACGTTTATCTTGAGTTTCCCATTTACCTGCTGCTTTTGAATCTGGGTTAATGAGTACGTCGGGAAATATTTTTTGAAAATCTTCCGTTAACATTAAGTCCCTAATTTTTCTACCAAACTTAACTGCTAGGTCTGCGGTGTGAGTAGCTTGTAGTATTTTTAAACTTGGGTTACGCCCTACTAAATAAGCAGGAAAATAATGTGAAGCAAACTCACTCTTCGTGTGCCGTGGTGGCATATTAATAATAAGCCTTTTTATTTTACCTTTCGCTATACGATCAAAAGCATCTGCCATTTTAGCATGGTGTGCACCAGCTATAAACTGTGGCCATTGACTTTTGACAAAAGTTAAAAATTCATTTTGACAAGTTTCAACACGTTCTATTTCAGCTAACCTTTCGGTTAGTTCTAAGTGTTCCTTGAGGACATCCTCAGGAAGTTGTTCTAATAATTCTTTTTTCAATATTTAAGAGGCATTAAGGTAGCTAGTCCGCCACGGTTGTATTTTAAAACTTCACCTATTTTAGCAGTGTTTTCATCTAGAGTTATTTCATAAAACTCTTGAGCATACTGATCCTGCACAGGTTCAGCTTTAATTTTGAAACCATATTCTTTTTGAATATTTTTTAAAACTCTATCTGTTTGTCTTTTGTAAGTCTTACCTAAGTTTCTAGCTTCTTCAGTAATCTGGTTCAACCCCATTTGTCTGTAGGTTGCTGCAGCATTAATAGGAATATGAATAACATCTACGCCTTCTTGATGCATTTCTTGTATAAAACGTTTGAGCGTTAAATCATACCACTCGTTATTTTCAGCTAGTGGTAATACCATTTGACTTACGTCGTCGCCTACAGGTTTTACCCACGTTGAAAGGTGGTTCATAACATAATTCATTACTTTTGGGTCGGCACGGTCTAGTGCATCTAACATACCTTTTTTATAAAGTTCAACACTAGGTCTTTTGGCAGTGTCGCCAAAAATATCCATTAACCTTATAGAATCACTTACGTCCATACCATTTGCTTTCTGCCCATCTACGAGATACTGTAAATCCGCAGTAAAATCTGGATCATCCATCACTTCTTTAAATAGTTCTTTAACGCTTTTAGCGTCAAACATATCTTCTACATTAGTTACTACTCCTCCAGGAATAGCGGATAATTTTCTTGAAATAGCTTCTCCTACACTACGAGAAAATCCATTTAATATCATATTAGGGTTAACACCACCAAAATCAGACCCAAAATCAGACATTGCTTCTACAGTTTTTATAAAAGTTGGAGTTACGTCTTCAAAAAAAGAACGTATGCCACTTGTTTGTTCTGCTGTTTGTGAACTAGTTAGCCCTCTGTTTGCTGGACCTGGTGACATAAAGTTTACGCTTTGTTCGCCTGTACCTGTAAATCTAAATCTATCACTTTGGGCTTCAGCAAGTTCACCTACTGACTTACCGTCTTTTTCTACTATACGGTAACGTCCGTGAACTATTCTATTACCTAAAGAACCTACGTCTTGATCAAGGTTGGCTTGTGGTCCTTGCCCTACTCTAGTGTGCATAGGGGAATACTCGTCATTGAATAATGGTTCGTCGCCGTACTTACTACCGAATGCTCGTAGATTAAGTTCTCCGTACTTACTAGGTGTTTCTGCACTGAGCGGATAATTTTCTCCAGTTTTCAACATGTAAATTTGGTTACGACCTTCAGAGTCTTTAAAAGGAAAGTCTTCATCAAAACCTTTAATTTCTGGGTCTATTTTGCGTATAAAGGGCGTACCGTCACTATAACGTAGCCCTTCTGGTTGTTCAGCAAGAGAAGGTTCTACTTCAAACTGTGTGTGGCTTTCTTTAAACCTCATTTTGTTCTTTTGTATTTCCGCTTGTAGTTCTGCAGGACTAGCTTTACCTTTAGCTAAAAATTCTTTACTGACAAAATTTTCAAACTGTCGTTTTACTTTAGGGTTAGTTAGTTTTTTGTTGTCTGGGTTATTATGATACTTAGACATTCTATTGATCATTTCTTCTATAGGGTAGGGTTTATTAAAGTCGAAGCCTGGAGCCTTGACTACTGCTTCTTCTGCTAAAGACATTACGGGAGGTGCATAACCACCTTGTCTTGGACCCAGCTTCATATCTACTTGATAGTCTGACGGTCCAACGTTAGGGCTAATAGGCGGACCACCCACCATGTCCTCATCTATAGGTTTTGCTGCTCGTGTGCCTCTACCTAATATTCTTGTTACGTCGCCTGCTAAACCTGCTGCCTTACCCACTACAGGAATCATACTCATAGCGTTAAGCCCACTAATTAAATAGTTACCTGCTGCGTCGAGTTTTCTACCTTCTTTTCTAGCTGTATCGCCACGTTCTTTAAATTCTGGTATTTCATATGTAGCCAATGCTTCGCCAGTGACAGGTGCCACGCCATAAAGTAATTGATCCATAATAGGTAGTTTTTCAAAACCTTCTTTATAGGCTTTATCTAAATCTCCCTCTGCTATACCTTGAGTTAAAGTGTCTCGTGCTGTTTGTGCACCTAGTTGTTTTTGATAGTCTTCAAATTTAGGACGCATACCAAAAGGCAAGTCGCCGAATAGTCTAAGATATTCTTGGTATTCATCCATCTTGTTTGTGTAAGTTTATAAAGTATTCTGCGTCAACTAAAGCTAACGGTTTACTTTTGTTTCTTTTTATTATAACTAGACTTTCTACGTTTGGGCTAGTGTTACTTGAACATTGCTCGTAGGCTTTCCACACGTTGACGGCTTCTTGGTTTTTACACTCCACACTATAAGGAAATAGTTTTTTAGTTTGTACGCCCATAATGAGGTCTTCACCACTACTGCCCATGGGTCGTGATTCTATGTCCTCTGGGTCCACGGACAACAGTTCTATGAGCTTAGTCCGTACCCACTGTTGTAGGCGACGACCTTTAGCTTTAGCTGAGCTAGTTTTTATTTGCCTTGCCCTCTGTATTTTTTACGTCGTTGATTTTTATTGGTGCCTGCTCCGTGGCTCATGCGTGAGTTACCTATAGATGTCTTCTTTTTGACATGTTCTATTCTTTCTTTTGACCACTGTTTAGGCATTACGGTTTAGTTTAAACTCTTTACGAGCATTAGCCAAGTGTTCTCTATTTTGCATAATTAACACAGGGACCACGGTCGAGTTGCCACCTTCATCGGGATGTGACCAAAACCACTCTGCTTCAGGGTACTCATCTGCTAGTTCGTGTGCCGTGGACTCTAGGATTTTGCGACACACCGTGCTATGAACTTTGAATAAAATAGCAGGATACTTGTCTAGTTCGCTATATAACTCACGGACTAAAGGCTCTGAATAATGTAGTATGGGTATTTCTCCGTTGTCAAAGTGCTTTAGACTAAAAGGGCAAACCTCAGTTATTGATTTCAAATAGTCTCTCATAGCTAAAAAATTTTGCAGTAAAAATTTTTAGTAGGAGTCCCTTTCCGCGTCATACTCAGTATTTTATAGTGACTGACCTAAAAGTAAAGTTTATAGTAAATGGCTCCTCTGATTATTGACGCAGGCGTTACGCTATGCATATCTGCTATAAAGGGGGGTGGGGGGTGGCACAGCGGACTACTGGAGGACTGTTGATCTGTGACAGCTGTTACGTCTGTTATAGCTGTGCGTCTGTCTTTTCTGCGTCTGTCTGTCTGTCTGTTTTGTCTTAGTTTGTATCCGCCGAAGGCGGCAGATCTCGCCGTAGGCGACGGTCGTAACCGCTCGGGTTACGGGCGTAGTAAGTACTTACTAACCTAAAGTAAGTACTTACTTACGTATAAAAGTCGTAACCGCTCGGGTTTAAAGGGCGTTAAAATTAGTACGTTTATTTTAGTATATAACGGTTATAAGCCTTTATATTTAGTATAATTACCTTAGTTATTAAATAAAGGGCGTTTTTTAACTACTTTTTTAACTAGCCCTAAAGGTAAAATAATATGACTAAAACTAATACTAAAAAAGCTACTACTAGCGTTACTACTAACGTTACTAGTAATACGGTTATTACTAAAGATAATATAGGTACTATTAACCCTATATTAACTTTTAATAATAAAGGGCGTTTAGCTAACGCTAATAGTAAAAGGGCTAATAGCGTTAACGGTAAAACCTATAAAGACGCGTTAGCGTTTTACGGTAGCGTTAAAGCGTTAAACCCTAATAACCCTAAGTTAAAACCGTTAAGGGCTTTAACTTACGATATATTTAAAGTTAAAAGCCTAAGCGTACCTAAAGGCTATACGCTAGGCTAATAACCTAACCTAAAGGGCTAGTTTAACTAGCCCTTTTTTTACGCCTAAAATAAATTTTAAGATTTTAATCATATATACAGGGATCGTGATCCTAGGGCGACTGACCTGCTTCCTGGAATCTGGGCTTCCCGAGATCTGTGAGGTCCTTGCTTCCTGGGATCTGCGAGGTGTGTCCGTCGCCGAAGGCGACGGATCCTGGATCTTGGTGCGTCGCCGTCAGGCGACGCTCCTGGTTCCTGGTGTCTGGTTCCTGTCTTCTGTTGTCGTCGCCGAAGGCGACGATCGCGATCGCGATCTAATGGTCAGGGATAAAAAGAGGGGAGCCGAAGCTCCCCTGACCGTCAGCCTAGCTTTAAGGACTTGATTTTATTCAAGTCGTATTTTAAAGCTCGCTCCTTTAAGCCGAGCGTCTTATAGTGCTCTATAGCCTGTTCGTAGGTCATACCTTGAACGGCTTTAGCTCGTTTGACGTTGTGCTCGGCGCGAGCTTTATTAGGGACGTAGGTCAACGTTTGAGCGTTGACTTTAGGAGCTACGGATTTAGTAGCCTTTTTAGTATTAGTCATAAAAACCTCCTTTTTAACTAACTGACTATAGTATAAGCCCGATCGTATATAAAGTAAATAGCTCGTATAAAAAAGATTAAATTAATTTGGGATCCTGGGATCATGATCCTACCCCCTTTATACCCTTGATCTGAACCCTGGACCACGGACCGTTGTGCGTGTCATTACGATCGTGGTGGGTGGTTTGGCAGTTTTCCTGGATCTAGGACCGTGGACTGTAGCTTTTTGTTCCCCCTCCGTCTCCCGAGGGGATCATAGTTGGTGTTATATAGGGGAACAGTGGATTCCTGATGATATCAAAAATAAGCATCGCACGTTGTTATTGGCTGTTAAGAGCCAATAGGTCGGTAATAGGTTAGGCAATAACCTTAATAAACATCGTAGTGTCAAGGGACCACGGACCATGCACTATTGGCTTATTGGCTGTTTTCTCTACAAGATAGAAAACAATCCATGTCTCCATCGATCCCTTAATAGGCATCACTTTCGTTTTGACCTCAATAACCCTCTCATGCTGAGAGTTTTATCCCAGCGTTCTTGCATCTCTTCGTTCCAGAGTGTATCAAAGTAGTCACTGGGACACGCAGGGTGGTCTTCCTTCATAGTACTAATAAACATCTGGTAGGTATAACCTTCCCCATGTATTAGGCACTGGGCTGTAGCCTGTGCGTCAAGCATAATATCTTTTAGATTACTCACATTTCCTCCTCTAGCATTAATTTAAACATATGGTACACTAACTCATAAAGTTCTAAATCAGTAAAGCGTTTAGGAATTTTAAACCCTCCCGCATTAAAAGCAGCACCAGAAGTTTCAAAGTAAGTATTCTCTTCGTCGTACATAAAAGTAGTATAAAGACCTTCACTAGTTTTAAGTTTACTAGGGTGATCAAACATCATTTGTAGAGTAACACCTTCTGGTATTTCAGATTCCACAGCAGGGTAGTGAGTAGCCCAGTCGTCATAGTTATTAATTACTTTCATAACTCACCCCTTGACTTTTTCATTAGGTATTTTTGATGTTCAGGCTTTAAGCTACCGAACACGAAACTAGGTATATTATCAATCTGCTCAAGGTACTTGACCTTATCGTTGAATTTTACTTTTTTATAGACGTCTAAAGTAAACATATCAATGTACCAGTTTGACTCGCGTCCGTCTTTGAAAAATCCCTTAGGGTAAGGGATATTAATTAAAGTATCTAATCGTTCCATAGTTAGTTCCTCCTTGTTTATATTTAACTATTAAATATATAATAGCCCTGATCCCTATGATGGTTAAGCTAGTTCAGGTATGATAGTTAATATTATTACGACGCTCTCTTTCGTCAGGAGCGTACAACCGTCGGTACTTATTATTGATACGGTCCACGAACCTTAGTAAACTGAACTTTTTCTTACTAAAGTGAAACAAAGCATTCACGTCCTTAGGAAGACACGCACCACCGTACCCTCTTTTACGCCCACCGTCACCTACCTTAGTATGACCCTCACCTATACGCTTATCACTAGTTACGGTATCTACTATTATTTGATAGTCGGCACCACAGCGATTAGCTAAGTCATACAGTTGATTAAAGAAGGTAACTTTGGTCGCTAGAAAAGCATTTGTTGCGTATTTAACTAGGCTCGCTTCTTGTTTAGTCATAACGACAAAGTCTTTATGTCGTAAGTTTGACTGCTCACGGTAGAGTTTCATAACTCCACTACAGGCTGCAGGTTCTCCACCCAGTATATGATATTCAGCGTTAATAAAATCTTCCTCAGCGTTAGCTTCCGTTAAGAACTCAGGGTTATAAACCACTCTAGAACTAGTGGGTATTAGACCAGGAGTAACGGTTGACTTAATAATAACGATGGCATCAGTATTACGCAGTATATCGTCTGTACATTTTTGTACGATACGTGCGTCTATTTCACCAGAGTCAAGCGAAGGAGTGGGTACACATACGAATACGAAATCAATAAACGCATCAGATGCACGGTTTTTATCATAGAGTAGGCTAATGTCGTTGCCTAGTATGGGGTCCACGGACCAAACTCTACCTCTATAGGGATGGAAAGCATTTGCCACTGCCTGCCCAACAAAGCCAAAACCTAATATGCCGATGTTATAACTCATTTTTTATCCATCATTTCAAATAGTGTTATTAATTCTCCCATATATTTTGCAACTGCTTTTGTAGAGATGCCTGACAGAGTTAGCCCATGCTCATCACAAAACTCTTTTAATTGTTTATGTGTGTCTGCTGCGATATATATACATTTATATTTTTCTTCTTCATTATACATTTTTTTCTCCTATGTTATTGGTCTAAAATAAAGTCTAAATTACTCTTACCTTCATGAAGGTTAAAGAAAGGTAGCCCTAGTCTGTCTGAAATAAAGTCAAGTGCATTACCTACACCACCACTAGTGGGGTCAACTATTTCATGAACCGCAAAACCACTACAGGTTTGATAATACTCATGATCAAGTAACGCATACACAACTCCGTCTTCCCATAAATCAAAGTGCTCACCAAAAAGTTCAAGGGCTAATTCTTTACTCAGTAGCTTACGGTGTTCAGCAGTAAGTTCAATAGCTAGGCTGGCACCAGTTTCCTCGCCATACTGGGCATATATTAAAGGTATGTCACCTTTAAAGGCTCCAGGTTCGCCACTAGCCTCAAACTTTATTAAATTTTCTTCATCAACACATAAGTCTTGAGGACGTATACTACAATATTGAAGTAAGTAAAATTCATTGTGGTGTTTATTAATAGCTTCAACCACAGGCTGAGCGTACTTAACATATGTTTTAAAATTATTCATAATTTCTCCTAAAATTTAAGTGGTTCGTTTGCGAGCACAAGTGAACCACGCTTGCTAATATAGAGGACTAATTAAACCTCTTGCTCTAAACTAGCCTCGTTAGTATGGAGGACAGAGAGACTAGTCATTTGACTACTAATTCAAGCATACCGTCAACGACATTGTCAACCCATAAACTTGAGTTATCATATTCCGTAAATACGTCAAATAAGTCGCCATGTTTACCGTCTACATAAGTTAAGTAGTGGTGAATGACGTAGTTAAACTCACCATGGGAACAGCTATATATCACTAACCCACCTGTGCTTAACTCTACTTCCGCGTCAGTATTGACTTGATGAGCTTTTAGGTCTTCACGCCAGTTATCAACGGTAACTTCAATATCGGTATCAATACTCATACCTTTAACGAAGTCTTCACACGTATCATAGGAAATATAAGTAACACCTTTTCTTAGACTTTTTCTATTCATAGTTTTACTCCTTATTTACTATAGGTTTATAATAGCTACGATCTATATGATGGTTAAGTAATATCATAAATTATTTTAAAGCCGTTAGACCGTTTGATGTATAGGGGTAAGGGGTAGGTAGCCCTAAGTAAATCATAGCCTTAAAACGCGTCCTATAGCGTCCTATTTTAGGCATCATACCGTAGCCCTATAGGTAATAAACAATATAATTCAATATAAGGAGTTTGTTCCTCAACTCCTGAATGGCTTGAATGTACTTCAAACCTAGAAGTTTCATAATCCATCGATTTATCGTTTTCTAACTCATATGGGACGAGTATATCAACTCGTGCCTCAGGGTTTATCGTTTCAAGCTGTTTTATTAATTCTGCAACTGTCATAACTACCTCCCAATAGTTTCAAGATCATTTTCTGTAATGTATTGATAAGCTCCTTTATTGTACACAGGAGCCACCTGCTGTTTACGAGTATTAGCGAGTGTTTGAGCCTCTTTTTCACCACAGGTTAAACAAGTAAAATAGCCGAGAGCATAACGCTCCCGACTAATATTAAGTTCACCACAGTTTTTACACTCAACCACTAGCGACCCATTTTATATTGAAATAACGTAGGGGCATTCTCAAATTCTTCCAGTAACTCTGGAGTATAATCCCTTTCGTTTATTACGTGCTTAGAATTAAGCCTAGTGACATAAGCACCATCGTAAAAATGAGCACCATTTCTACTATATTTAAGTGCCTGAGCAGTATGAAAATACATACCGTCTTCCTT